CGGGGTAACAACCTACAGCGTTGACCCGGTAACCATCAGCGAGCTATGCGACCAAATCAATGCTTCAGACAACAGCATCGTTCGGCATCCCGGCTGGGCGGCAACAAACTCTGTTGCCTACCCTGCTGGTGCTACCTGCTCAGTATCACAACCACCGCTTAGAGATTGTTTCCTGAACGGCGTTACGGGCTATTCGACATGGCTAAGGGGCGGCGGTATCCTTGCAACGCCAAACGCTACAACCGGCACAGACTTTGCATACGGGCATCAACTAGCGGCTGGCACCATTACAGCCCAGACACTCTTTGACCGCATCAATGGTAACTTTCCTCCAGACCTTCCCGATCCGTTCGATGTCAACGGCGGCACTGAAGCCGGGCTGTACTTGGCGGGTGGAAGTTTGCTCCGTGGTATCGCCCATGGTGCCTTGCTTGACAATGCAGGAGACCCAGCGGCAACCGGTACGGTCAACCTCCTGCTAACCAGCACGAGCGCGAACCGGGGTAGTGATAGCACGATAGATGCCGAGGGGCGGTACTTTACAAGCACTCCCTGGGGGCTTGGTGAAAGCAACCATACGGTTACCTACAGCACTAGCACTATCGGTCTGTTGCCGCTTCATACCAGCCACCGGTTCCGCAGCTGGTTCCGTGAGCAGGAGCTTGCCGGTGTATGTGTCTCTGCTGCCGTGGCACCGAATCAAAGATTCTGCTATGCGGTAATCGAAGGCGGTGCCGTTGCTCTTCACTTTGCAGATGGCCCGAACGCTACCAACTTTGTGATGGTAACAACCAGCATAACGGATGCTTCTTGCGTACACATTGCATACGATCCGACAAGCGCAAAAAGTCGGCTATACATCGTGGTTGAGGCATCAGGTAATGACATCAAAGAATACTACACAGAAGATGAGGGGGTGACGGTAAGCGTGGCAGTAACAGTAACCAGTAACGGCAATGATGCCAGTGTGGCAATCAATCCGATGGGTAAAAGAATCGTGCTTTACCATCACTCTAACGACCTTTACAGGGTCATCTACGACCCACAGGGCAACGTTATAACGGCGGCCAGCATCATAGTCAGTGGAGGGGTGCAGAACGGTAAGACGGCTATTGCTTGGAGGCTTGGCACTTGGTACGCCTACTACAGAGACGGTGGGAGTTCACTTATCCAGATATCGAGCATCGATGATGGGGAAACCTGGAGTTAGGTAGGAAGGGTGCTGGGCAGATGAGGAAACAGCAACCGGGAGACTGCCCAGCGTGTCGGGAGATAAGGTCGACAAGGAGAATATACCACTATGACAAGGCCTATCGCTTTAAGGGCAGCAAAAGAAGCCCTAGACAATGTCGGCGTGCAGGAAGTTGGAGACAACCGGGGCAAGGCTGTTGAAGTTTACCAATCATCAACGGTTCCACCTGTGCCACCCGGTAGCCCGTGGTGTGCCGCCTTTGTCGTGTATAGGTTGCGCAATGCAGCTCATGACTTGGCACTAACAATCCCCCTTGACTGGCCACGCTCGGCTTACTGTCCCGATCATGGCAACTGGGCCAGGCGTACAGGTAACTGGTTATCGGTGAAGGATGCTGAAGCCGACCATACAAAAGTACGCATCGGTGACCTGTGCTGCTTTTGGTTTGCACCGCTCAACCGGCTTGCTCATATCGGTATCGTGATTGGCGTATTTCCTTGGGGGGTCAAGACCGTTGAGGGCAACACAAGCCCAGAGATGGAAGATGAAGACAAGGTAGAGCGCGAGGGTGACGGTGTCTACCGCAAGGCCAGAGCATGGCGCGAGCTAGGCAGTAACGGTGGCTTTGTAAGCATCGACTGGTAACGAAAAAAGACCCGACTTTTTAGATCGGGTCTTTCCTCATCAGTTCCGGCATCAGTTGTTGTTTTTGGTTTCCCTTGCGGGTGCTAGGATTATACCCTACGGCATCAACTGACTTGCCATCTCGCCGATCCATTGGCGAATCTGCCAGTCCGAAGGAGCGCCGAGGGTGAACTGCTCAACATTAATGTGGATGTCAACACCACCACTGCTGTAGACCACGTGCAACAGGTTGCCCTTGCAGGTGGTGAACCAGAGCATACGAGCGAGGTTGTGGATGGTGCAGCGCAAAGAGCGCTGATACTGCCACGCTCCGAGCGTTTCATTCCATACGGTGGAAAAGTCCAGCTCTACGTTTTCAAAGGTTGTGTGACCGTGCCGTAGCACGTTCTCCAACCGCTCCATCGTGTAAACCTCATCTGCTACTGTCATATCTTTATCTCCCTGCGGTGTATAACCACACCCGGAATATACACCGGATGTGGATAGATTGTCAAACTGTTTTTATTGTTACCGATTCAGTAGCCGGTATTAGATCAAGCCCTGGCGCGTGGTTAAGTGCAAAGTCACTGAGCTTGCTAACCAACACGGTGTGCTTAGTCTTGACGGAATCCGGATCGTGATGCATCAGGTAGGCTACTGCTTGCTCTTCATCAACCACCTTGACCCGCTCGGCTATTGTCCTAAAGGCAACCGTGCCATAAGGGCAAGTCCACGTCTTGACCTTCAGGGTTCCGTCAGCCTTGCGTGGCAACTGTGAAAGTGCGTAGTCTTGCAGCTGGGCGTTGTACTGCGCTTCCAGCCAGTCAAGCCGGGCCTGATGCTTTGCAACCATCTTGCGGGCGTTCTCGATGATTGCATCAAGCTTGGCTTTCTCAGCCTGTAGGGTTGCCTCGATGTCCATGCGCTTCCGCATCACCAGGAGCGCAAGGTCTTCAGGTGATTCGTTGCCTGTTATCCAGCCGGACATAGGCCCGGCATACTCGCCGGTCTCCTCGTCCCATAACTCGCCATCTACTAAGTAATATCCCATTATCTATTTCCTCCCAACGGTCTAGCCTTCAGCGGCTGATCAATAACAATGTTGCCCTGTGGGCCTCTACGGTACTCATCACGGGGCGCTATCGATGCGTTAGCATCATCATCCTCGTCAGCACTTATTGCCAGCAGGGCGGAGACCGAATACCGGCGGCCGTAAGTAAGCGCAGAGCCTAAGCCGTGAGCATCAGGCTTGGTTACCGGTATGGTTGCCACGGTGCTAATCCACTCGCCGGATGCGTGAATGATGCGGCTCTCTACAGTAATCGCTGTGACCTTGCCCTCCGTGACATGAGTTTCCGTAGTGCCTTGGGTCAGCATCAAGTCATTGGATGTAAGGATAGGGCGCAGAGCGTCCAGGATACTGTCAAGGGTGACGTACTTGGATTTGAAGGCAGGGTTGTTGCCTTCCTTGCTGATGCCTTGCATCCGGCTTTGAGCCTTAATGAGGGAAGGGGCGATAGCCCCTATGGTTTCGCTGCTAGTCAAATCTCTTCTCCCATCCGTCTATTTATGTAATCAATGTGCTTGATTACTTCAGCCCTGTTGTCTAGATCAATACCGCCATCATCCACAAAGTGTTTTGCTAGCTGACTGTCACGGTTGCTCATGATGTAGTTTGCGGTCTCTTCATGCTTCATGGCAAAAACCGAACCACACTTGTAACCGTGTCCACCATCAGAATAATAGTCGACCCTATCGAGTAGGTTGTTCGGTATGTAAACACCAAGATAGTCATCTGCATATACTGCCATCTATTCGTTGTCCTCTACTGTGTTATATGGAAGCTCATAAGATGTAAGGTGCTGGCCAGATGCAACGTAGCCTTCCCAGTCAGACTTTGCAATGCATTCACCTCGGTTGTTGAAAAGTGTAACCACGTCACCGGATGCCTCAAGGTTGCTGTTCAACTTCATTGCTTCTATGAGTGGTGAGCAGCCTATAAAGTTACGCTGTCCAACTACCTTGTAGATTCCTGTGTAGGTCTTTACATAATCACCACGGAAGATGCGAATACATGATTCGTCTTTCAGGTGGTTCGTTTTGTAAGTCACTTGATTCATTGTCTTATCTCCCGTACCGCTTGGTACATCAACAATATACATTGTAGATATATATAACGCAAGGGGTTGACAGCATATTATATTCCTGTGGTATATATGGAACATGATTAGAGGATTGACCCAAAACGAGTTATCGCGGCGCACTGGTTTCAAGCAGCCGCGTATCAGTGACTACATGACCGGCAAAAAGGCACCCAACGATGACAGCCTGTTACAGTTGGCTGAAGCGATGGACATGGATCCTGCGGAGCTGTCAAAGCAGCTGTTGATGCGTAGAACGTTACGCAAGGGCAAAGCACCGGAAGCACCAGAGCAACCGGGCGTATAAGGTAGATAGGGAGATAAGACAATGCGACGTTGCATAGAGTGTGGTTCAGAAGTAATCGATTTTGATAAGACCTGTACGGCTTGCCGTGTATCCGAGTGGCAAGACCAGCAAGCGCAAGCGCAGAAGCTCAGGGAGCGGCACTACGCGCTGGAGGCTAACCGTGATGCATACCTTGGACGTAAGCGGGCGGTACGGGATTCCATCCGGGCCGGTGTGGTTACTGCGGTAGCCGTTATGCTTTTCTTGGCTTTAGTATCTGCTACCCGTGATGCCATGCGGTACGAGTATCAGACTAAGCCAGCGGCGCTGAAGGCGCAGGGTGTCAAGTGAGATACCTGAGCGTGTGTAGCGGCATTGAAGCCGCATCCGTTGCATGGGAGTCCCTTGGTTGGACTCCCGTTGCCTTTGCAGAGATAGAAAAGTTTCCGTCCAAGGTGTTAGCCTATCACTATCCTGGAGTGGCTAACCTTGGTGACATGACCAGATTTAGGGAGTGGGATATTGAAAGAAACGCAGTTGACGTTCTTGTCGGAGGGACTCCCTGCCAGTCCTTCAGCGTTGCCGGGCTACGCAAAGGGCTTGACGATCCAAGAGGAAACCTTGCACTCACCTTCATTGCAATGGTTGAACACTTTAAGCCAGAGTGGGTTATCTGGGAAAACGTCCCCGGTGTTCTGTCCAGCTCAGGAGGACGGGATTTTGGTTCCTTCCTCGGGGCGTTGGGGCAACTCGGGTATGGGTTCGCATACCGAGTGCTTGACGCTCAGTACTTTGGAGTCCCCCAGCGCCGCCGTAGAGTCTTTGTTGTCGCACATTCTTCAGGGAACAGCAGACGTGCAGCCGAAGTATTATTTGAGCCAGAAAGCCTGCGAGGGGATTCTACGAAGAGCAACCGCAAGGGGGAAAAGTCTACCTCCAGCCCTGCATCAAGCGTTGATGCAAACGGCATCCAAAGAACAGTAGGAACACTTTGTGCTGATACGCATCCGGGTGCTTACTCTGGTCAAGATGCCTATACCGGAAGGCTTGTACCGGTGATGTATGAAAGCCATCCAATGGATAGCCGTATCACTGGCCCTGTTGATCCAAGCCCTACGGTAGCTGCACGATGGGGTACAGGTGGAGGTAACACACCACTGGTACAACACACCTACCGTAAGTCACGCAGAGCGCAGAGCGCAGAGGACTTTGAGACGTGGGTTCCTGATGGCGTGACTAACACGCTAAACTGCTTTGACCTTGGGGATATCAGGTCAGTTGATATCGTGGTTGAACCGATAGCCCTTGCAGAGAACACCATCGGACGGCAACCAATGAACGGCGGTAACGGTGATGGATACACGGTAGGTGGTCCAATGTATACGCTGAACGCTACCGGGGTTCACGGTGTAGCGCATCCAGCCCATGCGTTCAAGATACAAGGGGTTGGGCATTACACCGGCACAAACGGCGGGGTAGCAAAGCCTGGAACCGGTGGAAGCGGCTACATGGGGCAAGATGAAAAAGCCTACACCATTGCAACTTCACAGGATCAGCAGATAATGCACGGCATGGCAGTACGGCGGCTAACACCGACTGAGTGTGAACGGCTTCAGGGCTTCCCTGATGGATACACAGACATCATGACAGAGACTCCAGACGGGCCAAGGTACAAGGCACTCGGTAACAGCATGGCTGTACCCGTCATGCGCTGGATAGGCTCTAGGATTGCCCTTGCAACCAAGTAGATCAGTAGTACGTCAGACGCTCCGGGCTTTATCCAAGGCACCGGAGCGTTTGTTGTCTCACGATGAGATGGTTTTACTACATCAATCATGGGCGGCAGACATCATGCCCAAAGAGTGCATGGCGGAAATGGTTCACCGCAACACCGGCCTATGCAAAGAGATGGCCAAGCAGATACACAAGCAGGATGATTTTGAGGATGCCGTAGCCTTTTGTATGCAGGGTCTTATCATCGCTATCACTCGGTGGGATTCCAGCCGGGGGCTAAGGTTCAGCACTTTTGCGATGAAGTGGATAATCCAAAAGTATCGCCGTTACCAGTCAACCCAAAGCAAGACTATACGAGTATCCGAACACACCATATACAAGTGGTTGCGTATCCGCAAGGCACACGATCAACACCTACACCAGCACGGCATACCTCCAACCGATGAGCAGCTCTCCGGGTACACGGGCCTATCGGTTACGATGATAGGCATAGCCAGGGACTCACAGCAAGTACAGCCGGTTAGCATCAATGTGCCGGTGTCTGGTACGGATGGTCTAGTCTATGAAGATTGCAGGGTGCTAGGAGCCTCCACAAGCCCCGAGGAGGCGTTCATTGCTGAATCATGGGCAACTAGACTGGGTGATGCTTTGCTAAGCCTAGATGACGATTCCCGCTATTTGCTTGTTAGGCGCTTTGGCCTTGATGGTAGTAAGCCGGAGACCCTGCGGACGATAGCAAGCAGGTACAAGACACCCGTAAGCGTCATTGAAGCGCAGATAGAGACAGCCTTGGCAACCATCCGGGGGCGGTACGAAGTGGAAGACCTGACGTGAAGCATCTAGAAGACCGTGAGCAGATAACCTTGATTACTTGGGTACGCATGATGTCGGCTAAACATCCTGAGCTTGCTACCATATACCATTGCCCTAACGGCGGCCACCGGGACATCAGGACAGCTGCAAAGTTCAAGGCCATGGGTGTGAAGGCGGGTGTCTGGGATATCTTTCTACCGGTTCCCACTCCCGGTCTTTTCGTTGAGATGAAGGCCGGTAAAGGTCGGCTGACACCGGGGCAGGTTTCCTTTAGGGATGCGCTCCAGCCGCACGGGTATTCGTTCGTGGTGGCTTACAGTTGGTCGGATGCCGCCAAGGCGATAGCGGATCATGTCGGCTTTGCTTTTGATGTATAATGTAGACGTTCCATACCTTTCGGAATAGGCTATGCCAGCCCCCAGCTGATCCCTGGGGGTATCCGAGGTAGGAACTGAAAGGTATGTGACATCATGGCAATCCCTGCCACGGATGCGGGTCAGGCTATCGCCTTTCTCCGGCATCTATTCAAGCCGTACTCTGACGGCTTTATTGAAATCAGACCTCTAAGCAAGGTCAAGCCCCACGCTAACCGAACCACCTACAGGCTGCCGCATTGCCTAAAGGGCGAGGAAGGGCAAGCCCTGACTCAGCACATCATCAGTCTCGCAATGCGTGGTTACGATGTTTACGTTGGAGTATGTCCCCGTGCTGCGCCTGAAGGGCCAGGGCGTAAGCTCGGTAAGGAATCTATCGAGTATGTTGGGGCGCTTTGGCTTGATCTAGATTCCAAAGTGCCGGGGAGTAGTCAAGGTTTGCTTGACAACTGCGACATCGTGGTTTCTACCGGCAACGGGTGGCACGGATACAAGGTTGCACCTACACCCATGCGGGTGACCTCAACCAAAGAACGCACGGCGGTAGAAGCCAAGGTCAGGAGCTTTGCGAATGCCGTACTACCCGGCACCGATAACGTATCGAACGTAGACAGAATCTTGCGCGTACCGGGAACCATCAACTGGAAAGACCCGGACAACCCTAAGCCCGTGCAGCTATTGAAGGGGGGCGGCATGAAGCCAACCTACAAGGTTTCCTTGGTGGTTGAGGAGTTCGGCAATGCACGGCTTGATGCCCTGCTGGCATCCGCCAAGGTGGGCGAGCTGGGACACGCAAGCCCGATGATACGCCATGCTTCCGGACGCTATACCGGATGCCTTGATACTTTCTTTCTTGAGCTTGAGCAGGCTTGCATAAAAAGCAAACTTGATGCACGATGGTCATTCTTGCTGGCGATTGTCAGGGCTGACTTGCCGGAGATTATGGAGCATTACTTTGGATAAAGACTTTTGGGATATCCCCTTGGTACCGGACATCAAGCCGGAGCGGAAAGAGCGTCAACCGGGTGAGCCGTCAGGCGATGGCACCCTTGCCAAGTTGTATCAACGGCACCCTGAAGGGGGCGGCCCTTACGGTGGCAGAGACAATGCCATCACGGCTTATGTTGGATACCTGCGTAGCACCGGGCTTGATTACGATGGAGCGCTGGAAGCGGCGCAAGGCTTCAACCGCAACTGGCTTGACCCGGCTTTACAGCCGTTTGAAATCAGCGAAAAGGTTGGACGTGCTTGGGCTGAATGGTCAATGAGCGTACGCGAGATGGTCACCAAAGAACTGGCCGTGAAGCAACTATTAGCGGATCATGCCAAGTCCCTGGAGCCGAAGGTAGCACGAAAGAAAAAGATACCTTGGGACTGGGACAGGTTGCAGGAGGAAGCGGCTAAGAGTAGGGACACAGAATGGATTGTGCCGCACGTCATAGCCCGTCAAGCCATCCATTACTTTGCAGGCCCACCAAGTAGCGGCAAGTCATGGATGGCGGCAGACCTTGTGCGAGCTGCTCAGTGTGGCGGGATGTGGATGAGCCTTGCCCCTTGTGTCGTGTCAAAGATTCTGTACGTCAACGAAGAGATGGGCGTAGGTGAATACAATAACCGATTCCATTTGCTCTACCCGGAAGCCTGCCGGGGGCTGCATTCTTTCGTAAACGAGAACATCAAGTTTACGGATCCGGATGACCAAGAAGACATCATAGACTTTGTCAAGGAGCATTCAATAGACATCGTCATTGTTGACACTTTTGTCCGGGTGCATAACCTTGATGAGAACAGCAATTCCGAAATGTCGCAGCTCTACCAACACTTCAAAAAGGTTACGGATGCAGGAGCGGCGCTCGTGGTTCTACACCATGCCCGTAAGGGCGCTACAGGCTCACTGGGGCATGAAAGTATGCGGGGGGCAGTAGAGATAGCAGCACAGGCAGAAACCGTGCTGTCAATCGAAAACAAGTTTGGACACTACACGGTCAAGACCGTGAAGCAACGGCGTAGTCCATTTGAAGACCAACTAAACTTTGAGTTTAAGATTCACGCTAACACTCCAAACGATTTGGAGATTCAGCGCATTGACGTTGCTACAGCTGAGAAGAGCATGGATCAGGCTATCTTGGACTACATCGATACAACTCCAGGCGTGACTAGCCAACAGATATCTGAAGGCATCAAGAAGCGTAAAGCCGATGTAGTCAAGGCACTGCAAGGGCTGGAAGATGAAGAGATGTTGAACGTCATAAATGGCCAGAGAGGAGCAAAGTTTTATAGCCCTAAAAGTATGTTTTGACCTGTTCCCAACGACCTGTTCCCCTTAGATATAGAGAATGGGAACAGGAGGATAAATCCCCCCCTAAGAACCCCCCCTAGCCCGGAGGGCGTTAGGGGGATATGAGAGAGCAAAACAGTTCCCCCGCATGAAGCGGGGAACTGCATTGCCAAGAAAAATAAAGGTTTGACAGTATCCCCTTAGTGGGTATATAGTTTGCATGGCAATAGTGCCGTGAATAAGCCGTATGGCTTGAAGGAGTAAGTAATGGGATTCTTTGCACAGCATGGTTCGTACGCTGAAGGCAGCGGCAAAAGGTTCGCAGTAGCCGAAGCAGGTATCTACACCTGTGCCTTGATTGACATCGAAGCAATCCAAGGCAAATCGTTTGATGATCCAAACGTGATGGAGCCAAACCTTAAGTTTGTTTTTGAGACAACTGAGGTTGGTGATGATGACGGGCAGCCCTTCCGCTTTGTGCAGTTTACAAAAACGTTCTACGGTAACGACAAAGCGAAATTGACCATCCTGCTAGACAGTATGACTGGTAAGCACATGGATCGCACTGAGTATCAAAACCTCGACATCAACGCTCTCAAGGGCAAACAGTGGCAGGTTGTTGTTGGTACTAGACAGAAGATGAACGGCGAGCTAGGCAACATCATTGAGACAGTCAAGCCGTTCAAGCAATCCGCACCAAAGCCCCTGAAGAAGGCTGTACCGGTGGTCGATGATATTCAGGATCCATTCGATGGAGAGTAAAAAGAAATCATCGTTTGTCAGCTTCAATGACACGACCGTACCGGTCGGTAAGCGCAAGGTTTTGTACGTCAAGTGGTTGATGTCAAAACAAGGCAAGTCATTATCGGAAGCAAAACTAGCGGCATATCGCAAGTTTGGTGAGACCCCAGACCATACAACGTGGAGCTGGAACGACTAGTGCAACAGCACTACCGCACTACAAAGATTGAAGCCCTCAGCGTCATCGATGACTGGGGGTTGGACTTTGCAGCTGGCAACGTTGTCAAGTACTTACAGCGTTGCCCACACAAGGGGACGGCTAACGCTGACAGCATCAAGGCACTCTGGTACATGGCCTATGCCGCTACCAAGGACACCGCCTACGCTGATCGGATAGCCAGGGAAGCCGAGGAGATAAATAATGGGTCGTAATACTATGACGTTTTTGCAGAAAAGAGAAATCGTATCTGCATCAATGAAGGTTTGGGTAGCTATTCAAGAACTGCAATATGTTATGCGTAACAGTGGCAACAACACTAAAGAATGCATACGTGTAGGAAAGATAAACGTTTTGGCTGGTAACAATGTCCGATATTGGATTGATAGGCCAGTGCTAGAGTTGACTAATGACGACAATAGAAGCACGGCACAATACCTTGATGTGCTTTGGAAGGCGTGTCAAAAAGAAAACCTTAAGCCATGGGTAGTAGAGGCTGAAGATGGCACTAGCATTTAGCATCGAAGAAAAGAAAGAGCGCATCCGGCAAGCGATGGAGGTTTACTCCACCACTGGATCATGGTCTAAAGCCGACAACATCGTTAGAAGGCAAAGCGTAGAGAAGTGGGTACGAGACCCTGAGCTGCTGGCATACGCAACAAGCCTTGGGTACCAGCAGATGTGTACCGATGAGGTAGCAGGGTTTGCACCCGTAACAGCACACTACACCGCTCGTATGGCTTTCTCCGGTGCCTTGGTGCATATGCGGGATGGCAAGGTTGTTTGTCGGGATGGCGCAAGAATCCACTATGCTATCAGCCACGGGCAGATGGTTATGTACAAGCTTGACGGTGCTGGTAACCGGCACCATGCCGGGCCCGCTTACTTCCGCGGTGCTGACATACTCGCTAACGACTGGATGATAATACGATGACTTTTGATCGAGCCATACGGGCTTTGTTGAATGGTAAGGCGATTCGGCGAAAAGATAAGAAGTTTGTACGGATAGGCCAGACTACTGAAGAACATTGGCTAGAAGGGCCAAGTGGTTATGCCATCGCAAGTTTCGGTGTTGATGTTGACTGGATTACTGCAGATGACTGGGAATGTGGAACCTACGATACAAATACAAAAACTGTTCGTTGGGATAATGTCGTTTATGACGGTCATAATCAGCCGATTGATAGGCATCCATACGTCAATATTCGCATGAAAGATAAAGATACGCTTGATCGAGTTAGGTACAACGGAAACCCTGAAATGATAGGACAACCACAAGATGAGATTCAGTGAAGTGATTCAAGCCTTGATGGCTGGTGGCGGTAACGCTGTATGGCGCGGTGAGTGGGGAGGAGCCGTATTCCTGCGGTACTCCGAAGTGTGGAATATCTTTGAACTTCACGGGCCACAGAAACGGGTAACGCAACTGGAAGAGTTGAGTCTGTCCCCTGGCGAT